TGCACCTTTTATTGAAGTCACTGTACTTCTCTAGAAGGAATTAATTCCAACTGAGATCGGTAAACTGAAGATCGTATTGATACAACAACACGTACTTCATTAATTCCATGTTCATATTCCTAAAAGTACTAAGATTAAAACTCGGAATATTAACATTCCATACATCTTTTAACAATTTAAAAATGTTATCTAAACCACTATGAAAAAGATAATCAGCTTTAAGAGCTTCATCTTTCCAATAACCCATGTACATATAGAAGAAATCTAATATATAATAATTATTTATCCCTCCTAACAACAGATAAGAAAAGAATCGTGAAAATGAAATCTGGAATCCATTTTCCTTAGGAAAAGGTCTCTCAGTATATAAGAGAGCTTGAATGAATTCTTTCTCCGCTCGATATAAAAAACCAGACTTGAGTTGGTATCCAAGATACTTTCGTTCTTCGATATCATCAGTATACACCGTTTTCTCAGGTTTGATCAACACGTTGAAATATTTAAACATTAGCCTGGAAAAAGTCTCTAAGTCAAATTTGTAGTAAGTAAAAAAGCAGAAATCATCTCCTAACCAATTCGGATCGATAACTTCAGTAACATGGTCTTCGAATAAATCAAAAGCGTATAATTTCATCAGATGTAAAATTGTGTAGCCAGCAATAGTATTAAGTAAGCTATTGAATAACAATGTACCAGCAGTACCAGATATGATACCAGCTAATTTTTGATACACTTCGCCATTTGGAAAAAGCACTTTCGTACGAATAGCAGAATTGATACAATACTGAAATTCCTTCCTCTGAAATTCAGATTGAAAATCAATCTTTTTGCCTAACTCTTTCATGATTAAATCGTGAAACCATTGAGCTCGATAACTATCCCAAGAAGAGATATCAGTGTTAATGAACGTAGCATCAGGATGGCGTCGTAAAAATCGATTCAATCTAGGTAAACTTTGTTTTCCGGTAATCCATCTATCTCGGAAAAAAGGTTTAGTGTTGATCTGTTCATAGAACGGTTGATAGTAACGAAGTTCGGCAACGATAGTAGAAGCAGAAACAAGCCAGATAGGTCTTGTTTTGGTTTGGGTTCTTTTCGAAAGATGACCACGCATTGCTAAAATGCAATAATCATTAGGATAATAGCCCATATTAATAAGCTTCGCATTTTCCAAATACTTCTGTTCGATGTATGGTAAGATCTCATCTTTGCGTTTGCGTTCAGTAGATCCGGAATATTGTAAACCGTTGAAACCAGCGGACGTATTCTTTGGCATAACATGCATAGCTTCTTGATAAGTAATAGGTTTTACACGATCGAATTCGCGAAAAACGAAATTGATTGCGGCTTTCATTGAATTGTAGAAATTAACTTCTTTAACAGGAGGAGGCTTTGCTCTAGGATACAAGTACTGTAATAAAGAATAATACATTCTACCAGTCTTTGGTGTCTTATTAGCATCACAATAATTATAATATTGCGGAGGGTCGTAAATTTTGAAAGCTTCTTTGACAAAAGGATCACGATGTAAACGATCCATGCCAGAATTGAGATTATAACGATAATCAGTGGAACGATAATGCTTCCAAGCTTCGGAGTAATTTACTAGATGCTCGAATTCCTCTTCTGAAACATGATAGTTCGAGAAGTTTGGATTGTTGTGTAAGATGGCAAATTGAAAACAATCACAAGTAGGTAATTTCTCTAAAAATTTGAAATCGAATAAGACTTTCTTTGTAAATCTGTAAGGATGAAAAATAAAGAAACAACTTTTGTTAGTATGGTTTAGAACCATTTTAAAATAATGTGGAATAACCACTAAACATTTAAGTTTTACGAATATAAAAAAATTTTAAGGTG